CGAGCCGATGCCATGGCGCTGCCGTTTCGGGACGCTTCGATAACAGACATCTGGGCGAGCCATATTCTGGAACATTTCCGCCCGTCCCAGGTCCAACTCGCGCTTCGGGAGTGGCGGCGTGTCCTCGTTCCTGGGGGGATCGCAAGAATAGCGATTCCGGATCTCGATGATGCGTGCCGCGCGTGGCTTGAGCGCCGACCTTGCGCGATGAGCATGATCTTCGGCGACTTCGAAGGTCAGCCGGGGCAGACGCACTATTTCGGCTGGGGGCCACTTGAGCTTCGGGAAGAGTTACTGGTCGCTGGCTTCGAGGTGCTGAGCGTCCAGACGATTCGCGAGACAGCCGAGCACAATCTCGGCGGAACCTACTGGCACAACATGGTGAACATCTTCGCGGAGGTTCGAAAACCGGCATGAGCGATCTTTCCCCAGACCTCTTCGGCATCGAGCCCGATTCCGTGCTGGTCGCGTGTCCGACCTACGACGGGCTCGCGAACTGTCTCGACGAGTATCTCGCGGCCTTCGATGCGCTTCAGTGGCCACGCCGAGCACTGATGCTCGTCGACAACACCAACGACGGCGGGGCTTACGCGCGGTCGATTCGAGACAAGGTAGAGGCGCGAGAGAATCGGTCCTTGAAACGCATCGAGCCATCGAGCGATTGGGAGGACACCTTTTGCCGAGCGTGGAACGTCATCCTGACGCACGCTCTCTGGAACGGCTACACCTGGGTCTGGTCACTCGAGCAAGACGTGATCTGCAAGTCGCCACTGGCTCTCGACACTCTGCTCAACGTCGCGTGCTACATCAAGGCGCCCTTCGTGACACACACCTACCCGTACCACAACGGGAAACCTGGATTTTACCAGGGCCTCGGCTGCACGCTGATGAAGACCGAGCTGCTCCAGGGCGCGCTCAACTACGCCTACAAGCGGATCCCGACCGTTGAGGGGTCCATCTACGACGTGGCGAAGCGAAACAGCCATGCGGTCCTGCATCAACTCCTGCCGATCGAACACCGCGACGCACCGGGGCGTCACTGGCAATTTGAGAGAACAACGAACGACGAAGTGGCCATAGGCATCGAGGCATAGCGTGGCGGATCGCTACTTACTCGAATCAAGCGCGACCGATGGGTACTTGCTGGAGGATGGCTCCGGCGTCCTGCTCATCGATGCTGTCGTCCACGCGCTAGCTTCTACGAGTTCAGAAGCGACTTCTGGTGATTCGCGTCTCATCGCGACTCGCGTCGCTGCTTCAGTTGCCTCCGAAGCGACATCACTCAATGGCGCTCTCATCGTCTCGCGGCCATCTGCCTCCATCGCCTCGGAAGCAACCGTCTCCGGTGGCAATCTCATCGTCTCCCGTGTCGCGGCGTCCTCCTCCTCCGAAGCAACCTCCCTCAACGGGAACCTCAACGGCACCTGGATCCGTGCCTCCACCGCGTCAGAAGCCACTTCTGGAGCAGGCCAACTTCTCGCAACGAGGGTAGCGGCCTCCATCGCCTCCGAGGCGACCTCGAATGGCGGCGCACTTTCGATCCTGAAGTTGGTGGCGTCCTCCGCCTCCGAGGCAACCTCCCTCAACGGCGGCCTCATCGTTGCTCGGGCTCTGGCTGGCCTGTCGAACGAGGCAGCATCTGGCGGATCTGCCCTCACGGCTCTCCGAGCCATCGCGTCGGCTCAGTCTGAGGCTTCGAGCGGCGGATCGGGGCTCACCCAACTCAAAGTGATTGGTGCCCTTGCCTCTGAAGCGACTTCCCTCAACGGCGGTCTCATCGTCGCTCGGGCTCTGGCTGGCGCTATCAGTGATGCTTCGAGCGGAGGCGCGGATCTCACTGCGCTTCGCGTTCTCGCATCCATGGCGTCGGAGGATACATCGAGCGGCGGTGAGTTCAGCCAGGCGTCGGGAGGCGTTGCATCCGGCGCGGCGGAGTCGGAGTCTGGCGGTGGATGCCTCATTGCCCTGCGAGTCATTGCATCGGCAGTGTCTGAAGATTCCGCAGGCTGGGGCGCTCTGGAGGTTCCGAGGCTTCTGGCTGGCGGCTTGCACGAGTCGACCTCGACCGGTGGATTCATGGTCGTTGCCCGAGCACTTGCCTTGGGCAGCGCAGAAGCGACGACCGGAGGGTCCGCGCTCACGGCTACCAGGCTCCTGTCGGGTGCCTCCTCCGAGCCAACATCAAGCGGAGGAAACCTCGTTGCACCGAGGCAATTGCGATGCGGGATAGTGGAAGCCTCCGCGGGTGGGGGTAGTATTGACTCCTATCGCAGGAGCAGGCTCAGAGTTTTGATCGGGGCAGATCCGACCGCCAGAGAACTCGTTGGAGCTACATTCACAGTGGGCTAGAAAACACGGATGGAGATAGACGATGGACTTGCATTCACGATTCGGCCATATTTTCAAAGTTGTCTATGATCATCCGGACGGGACACACTGGGAAGATACATTTCATAACACGGTTCCTGACGTTGCTCACAACAACATCCTGAGTGTGATCTACGGGTCCACTGCAAAGGCGGCAGGATTTTATCTGTTGCTCGTGACTGGTCCTGGATCCGGTAACACATACGCGGCTGGTGACACGATGGCGGCGCATGCCGGATGGACAGAAGCGGTCCCATATTCCAACTCGACTCGTGTAGCGGCGACGTTCCCAGCAACAGCATCTGCCAAGTCGATCTCGAACTCCGGCTCTCCAGGAGTCTTCAATATCAACGGTACTGCAACAATCGCTGGCATCGGCCTCACTGATGACTCGGCCAAGTCAGGCACAAGCGGAACACTTATGGGCGTAGGGAACTTCGCAACCGGAGACAAAAGCGTAAGCAGCGGCGGGACGCTCACTTGTACTTGCACGGCCTCATCAAGCTGATCTGATGACCTACAAGTCCCCAATCAATTATCGGCCAACTCCGGCCCACATTCCCAGTGAGGCATTCACTGTCTCAGGTGGCTTCGCCCTACTCGCGGAGGCACCACCGGACCCGGTGCAGTATCCAATCATCGTGACCGTAGCTGGCAATCCACGGACGCGAGTGGATGTCACGCCTACTGCCGGGCAATATCGCATCCTGACTCAGACGCTACCAGGTCCAGCGGTGGAATGGCTCTCGGTCCTTCAGTTCCATGCCTCGGACGAGGGACTCTCCGGCATCGCGGACTACTACGGTGCTGGAACGATTCTCTCAAGCCAGTTCTTCGACATGCTGGTTGCGTTCCTGACGCCGCTCGTAGTCGCGAGTCAAGTGAGCCTGCCGCCTCCAACCATGGCCCAGTCCGAGCGAGGCCGCCGTGGAGATGTGGCGTTCCTGGAAGACGGTTCCGGATTCTTCTCTGACGGAGCCGCATGGGTTCCGTTCGTGGGCGGCGGTGTCGCGGGATCGTTCGGATCGCTCACGCTTGGGATGGTGTTCGGGTTGGCGCTGGATGCTGGATACGTCGGCCCTGACTTGGCAGGCAGCACCGATCTCTCTGCATCGTTCGGGATGACGTTCGATGCAACGTACGACGCACCTGGGGCTTGGAGTGGCTCGCTCACGCTCGCGCAAGTGCTCGGGGTGACGATGGATGCGAGCTATCAGGCGGGGGGCGGTTCATCTCTTCTCACTGATCTCATCAGCTATTGGAAGCTCGATGAGTCTGCAAATGCAAACGCCACCGATGCGCTCGGGGTCAACACCCTGACGAGAACCGGTACTGTCGGAACCGGATCTGGGAAGGTCGGCACGGCCAGAACGTTCACAGAGACCGTGAACGGAGAGCTGTCGAAGAATGCGTGTGTCAACATGCCGACCACGGGCTCGTTATCGCTTTACTTCTGGGTCAAGACACCAACCGGAATCGTCCAAGCAGGTAATCAACCGATCACCGTCTTTGCGAACCCAGTGACCGGAAGCGGTTTGCTGTTTAACTACACTCCTCAGTACAACGACGGGCAGGACGATCAGCCAGACGGTCTGTTCTTGGGGCGCTATGGCACTGCCAACTCGACCATCAGCGCCACGCCCAATCTCAGTTTGAGCACATTCGCTGCGTTTTACATTCAGTTCGATTCACCTACAGGCAAGGTCGCCTATTCCATCAACAACGGCTCACTGACAGTAGCGTCCTCTGTTTGTACCTCACCAACCAATCTGAACAATGGCACCATCTCTCTGTCTTCTTCCGCACCTGTATCACTCGATGAGGTCGGGTTCTGGAATCGCATCCTGACCTCAGATGAGCGTACGTCGCTCTACAATTCTGGAAACGGTCTGACCCACCCGTTCAGCTAGGAGACTCGATTGAAGCGCATCCTCGTTCAGTTCTACGTCTGGCAACCGGAGGAAATTCCGGCCATCTGCCAGAGCGTAGGTGCTGTTGACGATGGATGGCGCATTCCGATGGTGCGAACGTTTCGCATCGACATCGCTGACGAAGCTTCAGAGGCGGCAGTTGTGACGTTGCGCTCCAACCCTCTTGTAAAGAAGGCTGTCATCGATGATGAGTTCTGGGCTGAGAACCACGGTTACTATGCTTCCAGCAATGACCCTCTGATCCTCAGTCAATGGCACCTCATCAGACACAGCGTCTTCCGAGCCTGGAAGTACACGAAGGGAGATCCAGCAATCAAGGTTGGATGGGTCGATGAGGGAACTTGGCCACATGAGGATGTGCCATGGCCACAGGGATGGAATGCAGCCTCCCATACCAACGACCCTCGGTGCCTTTATCCGTATTGGAACCCTTATGCTGACCCGGTCACATATACGGTCCATGGCCTCGTTACGATGGGCTTAGTTGTTGCTCAAGGCGACAATGACACTGGAGTCTCTGGAGTAGCCCCAAACATCACTCCCTACATGACCACCCCGGTAGACAGCGGTGGGTCATGGCAAGACTACCTTGGCAGCCTATCTCGCATCTTGGAGTGCCTTCAGAAGCAGCTGGATTTCGGATGTCGTGTCTCATCGAACAGTTGGGGCGGGTCGGTGCCAACGGACGAAGCCTTTATCATCATCGCGGAAGCCTATGAAGCTCTTTGGGATGCAGGTTGTGTGATTGTTGTATCTGCTGGAAATCAAAGCAATCCAATGGAGGTCATCAGCGAGATTTTCGGCCTCATGGTTCCGCAGGACATCTCGATCCATCCTGAGCTGACAACACCGGTCCCGATCATCATCTGTGCGTCCATCGAACCTGACGACTCGGGCGGCCAATTCAGGTATTGGAGTTCGTACGACCACACCAGCCTGCCAGTCAACGAGCCATCGAATTACGGTCAACGCATCGACATCACAGCGGCTGGTTATCAGATTTTCACCGCTGACATCCCGTTCATCGGTGAGCCACCGGTCACCAGCACGAATTACGCTTGCTTGCCAGACGAGAACGCTGTACCGCCTTGGCCTCGTGCACCTATCGATGTCGAGAACACCGAGCCACACTGCGGCACTAGCTTCGCAACCCCGCTCGTATCAGGCGTCTGTGCACTCATCTTGTCGGTGAACCCCTCGCTCACACCACAGCAAGTCAGAGACATCGTTCTGGGTGCGACTGATGCAGGGCGCTTCCAGGGGTACGCCTACCCTGGTGGCCAGTGGTACGGCTCTCCCTACCCCAATGGCATCCCTGCCTACTCGACGATCTACCCCAACGCTGGTGTCCTCAATGCAGCTAAGGCCGTCCAGAAAGCGCTCACTACGGTTTCTGGCAACGCAGGGTTACGCTACCCCTACTTCAATGCTTGGGGTGATGGTGCTTCGCACTCGGTCACCGATGGCGTCCTAACGACCACGCTCAACGGCTCAGTCTCCATTGAGGTCGGTGGCTACTCGTCCGATGCAATCACTGGGGTGGAGCTTTGGATTGGCGCGAACAAAATCTACGACGGACCTCCCTCCGTGTTCACAGCGACAGCCACCAGCACCGGGTCGCCACAGGCGCTCAAGATTGTCGCGAAGACCGCTGGTGGCTCGACAGAAGAGTCCTTCTCGGACTTCGTCGTTGATTTGCTGGAGTTGGGTCCACCGGACCTATTCGGCTCACTCGACCTCTCCTTCACGACCGATTTCACCTTCGACGCCATCTTCGAACCAGCACCAGAGCCACAGACACCCGTCAATCTTCCACGCAACCTCACCCTTGGTCGGGGCTATCTCTACGGAGCCCCGGAGAGCGGGCCGTCCGTGTTGCCAATTCGCAGAAGTCGCCGCATGGTATTGGTCGGGTCGGATCCGTCATCCAAAGCGCTGGTCGGAGCCAAACAACCATCCAAAATGGTTCTCGTCGGAGGAGCCTGAATGCTCTCACCATTCCGAACGAAACGCGGCGACACTGATACAGCACTGTCTATCCAGCTCATGCATGGCAACGGCACGCCGATGGATCTTACGGACATACCATTGTCAAGCATCATTCTGTACAGGCAAGACAGGCAGACAAAAAGAGTTTCAAGCTTCCCTGCTTCCGCCTTCGACGATGTTGATTCGGGTAAGGTGACATGGTTCATCACGTATCCAATGGTTCAGTACGTGGCTACGTACGACTGCATCGTGAAAGTGAGAAGACCGACAGGAGAAGTGCAAACATTCCCAGTGGATGAAAATGATCCACTGGTCTGGATCGTGGGGAAGGATGTGTGATGCGAACCTATGTGTGGATGTCAGTCTTTGTGGCTCTACTGGCAAGAAGTGTGTGGCTCCAAGATGACCACATTGACCTTGCATTCTATGTGGCAGCCATCGGGATTGCGTGCGACGCAGTGGCTGACTGTTCGGCAATCATCATGTCGGCGCTGATTGAACGGGACAAGATCAGGTACAGGACTGAAGATTGAAACTCACCAAGGTCATAGTCAGGCACCGACCAGGCGTAGACGTTCGAGCGCTCCTGCGTAAGGCGTTCCAGTCTCTGGCGCATGACTGCGACGAGCACCTCGTGAAGGACGTCCAGGCGGACATCGAGCGCATGGACCCTGAGATGCGGAAGGTCTACCTCCAGATCCGTGGGCGATTCGAGGAGCAGGCCGAGATCGCTTTCGAGCAGGTCACGCAAGCCGCGCAGCAGGCTGTCGAGGCGCCGCCTCCAAGCGGTTGGAAGAAGCTGTTCGTCGGAGCGGCTCTGCTCTTCCCGCTCGCGGCGGCCGTGATTTCGAGGATCCTCCGGCCGATCTATGACCTTGCGGTAGCCGTGAACTACGAGCAATTCGGGCTCCGGCCAGATCCACGGTCTTTGCGTCGGTTGAGGCGTCTCGGGCTCATTGCTGGCAAGCCAAAGAGCCTGTCGGAATTGGCGTTCATGCTGGGCACCGGCAGGGACAGCGTGGATGAGCATCAGCGGATTGCCGTCGACCTCCTGGAGCGACGCGGGGCTCGGGCGATTACCGACATGGTGGATTCATTGGCTCACGACGTCGGCGGGATGCTTGAGGCGCGAGACGCGGACCTCGGGCGCTTGGCTGCGGCGGCGACCGAACCGAACAAGGCTGACGTTCGCCGGATGCTGGTCGCGGCTCAGCGGGACCGCCTCGGGTGGAGGCGGCTCAGGTCGGCGATGAAGCGGAGGTTCGGGGATCTCACGCGCGACTGGGATCGGATCGCTGTGACCGAATTGGAGGACGCGAATCAGACAGCTCAAGCGGTGCATATCGCCTCAACATCGCCTCGCGGGATGAGGACGGTGGTCTACCGGATCCCGAGGCCGGATGCCTGCCGCGTCTGCAAGAAGCTGTACCTGAACGAGGACGGCTCGCCGAAACGGTTCGTGCTCGGAGACCTGTTCGCGGCCGGGTCGAACATCGGACGGGTCGCGCCGCGGGTCGGGGGACGAGCGGATGGGGGTCGGAGACAGGTGTTGCAGGGGGAGCGGGCGGGGCAGGACGTGGAGGAGTATCTCCCAGTGATAGGGCAGTCGCATCCTTACTGTAGATGCAGGCTGGTTGTGGCGGAGGAGATGGTGTGATGCCTGTCTACTGCCGAAACGGGGCGTGCGGGAAGCTTTTGATCAAGGCTGACTTTGGTGGCGACGGCTACGTCATCATCTGCGATCTCATCGTTGTTACCGCCCATTCGACTGTCGCGACTTGCAAGCGCTGCAAGACCAAAACCACCCTCCCGCTTGAAATTCGCCTTGGAAGTGCTATTGTAGGTTAGGTTTTCTACAATCGAATAGGCCCTTTCTAGGGGCGAGAAGTCACGCAGCTTCTCGCCCTTTTCGTTTTTCCTGGGACTGGTTTCCATGCATACAACTGCACCGGCTCAATCGGGTCTCGACCCGCTCTTCTGGATGCCGATTCAGAAGGCATACGAGTCGAAAGAGATTCTCGATGAGGACGGACAGCCATCTCGTATCATCGAGGGCTGGGCCAGCGTGGATGATGCTGAGCCGGATCTCCAGAATGACTTCGTCAGTGTTGATGGGATCGATGACAGTCTGTTCTTGAGAGACAAGATCATCAAGGGCAAGCGCTGCAAGATGGGTGCGATCAATTGGGCGCATTCGGACGAGCCTGAGCATCACCTCGGTCGGCCGATCGCAGCGCACAAGGGCGAGAACTTCTACCACATCGAAGCCCGCCTCGATAAGGGTGGCAAAAGCGATTCGATCTGGGAGAAGCTCCGCCTGAACAAGCCGCACGAGCACGGCTTTGGGTTCTCGCTTCAGGGCGTCGCGAAGGCAAGAGACCCGCAAGATCCGCGGCGCATCACCAAATGCTTCATTCACAAGATTTCGATCACGCCCCAGGACATCAACACGAAGACCTGGGTGGATGTGCTCCACAAAGGGCTGGACTTCCGAAGCATCGAGTTTGTCTCGGACGAGTCGGCCAGCCACAAGGAGGGCGAAATGTCTCGACAGGCTCGAGAGGCGCTCGTAGTGGGCGCCAGCAAGGTGCTCGGCCGGCAGGAATCGGGGAAGGCGTCTCAGCTCTTGAAGAAAGGTCTCCGCATGCTGGGTCTCGGCGAAAGCGACGCGGCGCGCTTGGCCGAAGAAACCAAGACAGCCCTCAAAAAGGGCTACGACGACAAGGACGATGACAAGGACAACGATGACAAGGAGGAGCCCGTGGCCAAGGGTGGTTGCGCTCACGAAGGAATGAAGGGCAAGCACTGCTCGGACTGCGGTGCTGCGATCAAGAAGAGCCTGAACGTCCTCGATTTCGTCTCAGACGATCCGGACGCTGATCAGATCATGGACGCGACTCCGTATCTGCGGCGTCTCGCGAAGGGCGTCTCGGTCGGCCTGGAGAATCTGTCCGAGACGATCGACAGCGTGCTGGAGCCGCTGGCAAAGGCGAATGCCGCGTCTATGGCTCAAGTCGAAGAGTACAAGGATCTCTCCAAGAAGATCATCGATGCCCAGACCAAGGCTGAGCAGGAGCGCTCGGACCTGAAGAAGTCCATTGAGAGCATCGTGGCAGTGCTTGGAACGGCCGGGAAGCAGCCTGCCGAGTCCATCCGCAAGAGTGTGGATGGCACGCTGGTCGAGGACAAGACGGCCAAGCGCGAGATCCAGGCGATGGAGCCGATTCCCGGAGAGCCTGGCATGGTCCGCTATGCGGCGATCGACACTCCGACGCGCATGAAGCTGGAGCAGAACATCCAGAAGGCCGTCACGGACAATGCGCTCGATCAGGATCTGGCGGGCGTCTACCTGACAGATCTGCAAAAGAGCGGTTGGTTCAAGGCGTATGCGACTCCGGGCCTCGATCTTCTGAGAGCCATTCCATCGAACTGAGGGGCCAATCGCGCAACTCGCGCGAGTAACAAATTCCCTCTTCCAAGAGACCACCAGGAGGTAGGAAATGAACGGTATCGGGCTCCTCAACACGCTTTCCAGCTTGGGCTACTCGGGGAGCAGCCCTGAAGAGATGCTGCGAAAAGCGCTCACGACTGACCAGTACACTGGCCAGGATCCATTCGTCGATCCGAACGCATCGATCGGTGCGTTCCAGATTGAAGATCTGCAGCCGCTCCTGACCATGCAGACGGCTCAGCTCCGGGAATTGAAGCTCTGGAGCAAGCTGTACAAGAATGCCAAGAAAAACTTGGTGTGGCAGTACAACAATGAGACGTCCGTGGGCTCCGAGCGCAACTCGAACTTCGTCGGTGAGGGCGCGGTCGGCCAGCAGGAAGTCTCGGCCTGGGAACGTGTGCTTCGCTACATCAAGTTCGTCGCGGAGTGGGGCTTGGTCTCGCTTCCGTCGCAGATGGTTGCTCTTGGTGGTATCACTCCCGCAGAGCGCGAGATGGCTTCGAAGACCATCATGTCGAAGCACGTCAACGATCGCATCCGGCACTTGCTGTTCCAGAACGAGCGGCAGATGTTCTTCGCGGACGCGAGCATCCTTGGTGCCAATTCGTACAACGGCATCATCCAGCAGATCATCGTGAAGGCGACGACCGACGCTCTGACGGCAGATCAGATCATCGACCTGCACGGCGGGCCACTGACTCGCACGGCGATCGAGCTTGGCACCCAGAAGGCCGTCGACAATCACTTGATCGTCGGCGACAACGTGATCCTCATGGGTCCGACGGGTGTGTTCTCCAGTTATGCGTCTACGCTCGATTCGAAGGAGCGGTATCAGATCGCTCTCTCGGGCGAAGGCGACCGACGCATCCTGACCGGAACTCCGGTGGCCGGGCATGTGACGCAGTACGGACCTGTGAAGTTCGAGCATGACATCTTCATGTCCCGGACTCAGGTTCGCGGCGGCGTTCCAGCGACCGATCGCGGGAGCCCGGCGACGACTCTCACAGATCCAGCCTCTGTCACTCCGGCGAATATCGGAGCGAACGCGAATAGCGCGTTCTATTCGGACGACGCTGGCACCTGGTACTACACGGTGACTTCGCTCGACCTCGGTGGCGAGGATGCAGTCGGAACGCAATCGGCTGGCGTCACGGTCGCTGCGGGTGAAGCGGTCACGGTGACGATCGCGGATCCTGGCTCCGGCCCGACTCCGAACGGCTACCGGATCTACCGAGGCCGGCTCTCCGATTTCTCGGATCAGAAGTTCGTGAAGGATATCGCGAGGACCGGCGCGAGCACGGTCTACACCGACACGAACTACTGGATGCCTGGCTGCGACATCGCGGTGCAGCTCGACATGAGCCCGGAGAGTCTGGAGTACGCGCAGATGGGGCCGCTCATGCGCTTCAACCTGCCGTTCTTCGGTCTCGGCAATGCGTTCGCGATTGTCCTGTTCGGCGATCTTGCGGTCAAGAACGCGCGAAAATTCGTGGTCTACCGCAACATCGGGACGCAGAGCGATCAGTACCTCGAGTCGCTTCAGGCGGCTTGATGCTTGACTTCTGGGGGGCCTCCGTGGCCCCCTTGAGTCTGGAGATTGGGAAATGCAAGACACTTTGGTCAAAGTTTTCACTCACGCCCCGACAAAGATTCAGCACTACGATCGCATCATTCAGTTCAAGCGCGATCCAGAGTCTGGCCAGGGCGTCGCCGACCTCGATGAGGAGACGGCCGCTTTTTTCCTGAAGCGGGAGAAGGAGTACGGCAGGGAACCATTCGAGAAGAAGGAGCCCAAGCTCAAGCCGGGGCGGATACTCCTGCCGCCCGAGGCTGGACTGGTCTCGGACAATCTCGATCAGGAAAGCGTCAAGAAGAATCCGGTACCCAAGCTCTCGCAGACTGACCTCATCCGCAAGATGGAGGACGCCCAGAAGGCGCTCGTCAAGGCTCAGATGGGCATCAAGGATCCGAAGGAGGAAGCCAAGAAGCCGCAGGCTCTGGCTCCGGACAGCAAGCTCCCGGCGATCGAAACGGAGGAGTCTTCCGGCGCCACCGCTGTCAAGGTTGCTCTGGTCACTCCGGAAGCGGTCGTCGTGGACATCTCCAAGCTCGATGCCAAGCAGGCGGAGGGCATCATCAACGACACTGGCGACACGAGCGTCATCATGAGGATGGAAGCCCTGGAGCGCGCGAGATCGACTCCGAGGAAAAACGTCCTCGCGATGCTGACTCAGCGCCTCGGTCAAGTCGGAGGCACCTCCCCCGAGTAACCGCTCAACACCATGCCACTCAAGGCGTGAGGAGACGAAACAATGAGCGCTGCAGCAGCCAGAACCAGACTGACGCGACCTCCGAAGAGTGACCCATCCGGAGAAGTCGCCGCCCTGATCGACGGCTTCAACAAGGTAGTCAAGCAGCTTCGGCAACGAGTCCGCGTTACCGAGCGCACCCTTCTTCCGCCCAAGCCGGCCGCAGCAGCGACCGCGACGTATCCGGTGTTCGTGGCCCCGTGCGACCTCGAAGGCTTGGCGATCTCCCTGCTCTCAGGCGCTGGAGTCACCGGCAACACCTCGAATGGCAACAACATCAACATCGTCAACCTCGGCAAGTCCGGAGTTGCGGTTGAGATCGGCAACTACGATCTCATCACCACGAGCGACCTCACGGCGGACGTGCCGTACTTCATGTCTCTGTCCAGCAGCTCGATGAAGGCTGGCGATGTTCTCGGCATCGAGTTGGAGAAGGTCGGAAACGGTGTTGCCTTCACCGATGATATCGAAGTCATCATCACCTACTCTCCGAAGAAAACGCGGCCTGTGAAACAGCGCCGATCGCTCTTGGTGGTTCCTCCGCAGGCCGCTGCGGACGCAACGACCCAATACCCGATCTTCGCGGCGCCGGTCGCGATGGGAGCGATCAGCGTCAGAGTCATTCCAGGCGCGGCCGTGACCGGCGTCACCGGCACGACCAAGAACCTGAACGTGATCCAGTACGACACGGCCGGCGCGAACCCGGTCGAACTTGCTCACTATGACCTGATTACCGGGAGCAACCTGGCGAAGGGCATTGCCAAGGGATTCGGGTTGGTTGGCCTGAGCGCTGCGCTCGATCGACCGATCAAGCTGGAGATCGAGGAAGTCAGCACTGGCGTCGCGCTTCCGCCGATGCTGGTCGTCGTCGATTATGAGTTGGCCGCGATTCCAGCGCCCGGAACGGAGTATCTCCAGCTTCTGGCGTCGACCACTGCCGCGGCTGATGCGACGAAGGATGTGCATCTCCTCTACAGGCCCGGCTTTGAAGCCACGGCGTTCTCTATCAGCATGTATCCGGGTGTGACGATCACAGGCCAGGCGACGAACTACTTCGAACTCAATGTGCTGTCAGGGTCGGCCGGAACAACCGAGCTTGCAAACTTCGACTTCTCAAGCGGCAACAATGCGCCTGCGATGGACCAGTTGGCGTTCACGCTCGCCGGAGTCGAAAGGATCATCGATCGAGATGACAAGCTGAAGCTCCAGATCAACAAGGTGAGTTCGGGCGTCATCCTCTCGACAATGCTTCTGTGCGTGGCCTACCAGGTTGTGCATCCTCAGCCTGCTCAGCAAGACCTGAACGAGATCCTGCTCCGATAGCCTCCAGTCAGAGCCCTCCCCACACAGGGACCGGACCCCGGTGATGCCGGCCCGGTCCCTGTTGCTTTTCGAGGTGCACCTTGGCCATCACGTCGCTGACCATCGAGAGCGAAAAGCTCAACCCGGACAACCCAAGCTCGATCGCCATCGGCGAACCGCTTCCCTACTCAGTTGCGGTAGTCACGGATTCCGGCGGCGCCTCGGGCGTCGTCGTGCTCGTGTCGATCCGGAAAGTCTCCGATGACTCGATTGTCCAGGGAGCCATGGGCCCGATGCAGCGACGCCACGAGTTCGACAGCATCCCGGCTGATGCTGAATTGGCTCTCGACGATGCATTCGAAGAGGAGACAAGCTCACTCCTGACGACCAAGGGGCTTGAGCTTGGGTCTGCTGGGGACGGAGACGGCAGATACTACCTCTACGCTGAGATCGACGGGTCTCCGAGCATCAACACCGGGACCGCCCTCATCTTCAAAGTTGCCCTGACGACGGTGTGGATGGTGCTCAACACGGTCTTCCCAGGCATCCCGTTCGTCGATGCCAACGACGAGCCGCTCGACGAGGCATTGATCAGGAGAGGTATTGCTCAAGCGATAGCTGGCATTGAAAGGGACATGGGGTTTTGGCTATATCCCAAGAGCATCAAGACAAAAGGCCTCGGGAGCCCGAATCCAACCGGCTACGATCTACTGAGAGATCCAGTCACGTACAAGAGAGACCACTTTGGAAGCAGCCCGATCAAGCTGAGAGATACGTATGTGAGTTCTGTCAGCAGCCTCAAGCTGTACTATGGCTCAGAACTGATCATCGACATTCCGAAAGAATGGATCAATCTGAGGGTGAAGTACGGGCATATCAGGCTTTTGTATTTCGCAAATCCAGTCGTTTCGAGTCCATCGAATCTGTTCCTAGTTCAGATGATGTCATGGAGAGGCAGGATCTCTGACGGTTGGTACGTGGAGTATAAGAGTGGATGGGATGAGACGATCGAGCCATTCCCGGCCGACTTTCTTGAGGCCATCGAGATCTATGTGACCATCAGGATAGCTACAGACTGGGGCGATGCGCTCAATCTTGGCATCTCAAACTCGTCTATCTCCATGGATGGTGTGTCAGCATCTCTTGGCAGGACTGCATCAGGAGTCAATGGGATTCTGGCAACGAAGCTCCAGTCAGCCAAGGACAGAAAGGCAACCTGGTTCAAGATGTTCTCCGCGAGATACAGACCGATCACGATCGCATTCCTTGGCGGGTAGTGCATGTCATCCAAGACCACAGCAAGAATACGCCCAGGTCGCGTGGAGTTGCGTCAGGCGGATCTGCATCAGTTCGTCCAGGACAAGGGGACGCTGGTCGACTGGGAGCAATCCATCCGGTGTCCCTGCGTCGACCTCGTCACGCGGTCTCCGGACCCGAGCCATGATCTTTGCAGGCTGAACTACGGGCGTCTGTACTTCCCGAAGCAGCCGGTCCAGATCATCGTCACGAATCAGGACTGGGCGAAGAACTTCATGATGGGCTATCCAGCGACGACCGGCACAGCGGCGTTCACGCTTCCAAACTACCGCACCGACAAAACGACCAAGGAAGAGTCGATCGGCGAGCCGTCCTATCCGGCAGACGGAGACCGGCTCACGCTGGCGAATGAGTTGGTGTGCATCTCCGACGAGGTGCTCATCAAGGGCAAGCTCACGAAGACGGGCATGTCGCTCGAAGTGTCTCGCTTCCGGAAAATCGTCGAACTGTTGAGGGTCGTCGCTCTCTCATCCGATCGGTCCTCCGTGATCGAGTACCAGGTTGGCATCGACGTGGAGGTAATTCCAGACTCGCGCGGAGACCTGCGCAAGCTCTCATGGATTGGCGCGGCTCCGGACGCTGCGTCACAGTACAGCATCCGGTATCTCACGAACCCAGAGTTCATCGTGAGAGAGATCGAGCCACGGTATCGCCGTGCGAAGGAGGGGCCGCTCCCTCCATTCATCCGGGCCTACCGGCTCGACCACCTGGCAGTAGCGACATGATCGAGATCGTCGTCGACATCACTGACCTCGTGCATTTCCGGGATCGGCTCGCGCGGGCTCAGATGGCTGGCTTCCCGAACGGAGTCAGTCAGCTTGTTCTTGGGATGGAGGAGATCCGCCAGGACTGGATCGACTACGTCCGAGGCACACTCGGAAACGAGCCGTACGCTCAGGAGCTTGAATCGGTCCCCGTCATCTTCCCGTACGGCGGTGACCCGCTGCAGGCGGCTTGTATCGGTGGGAAGATCGCGGGCGGCGTCGAGAACGGGTCGAAGGCTTGGGACATGAAGCCCGGATTCCTCGAAGGCCAGGCAGTCCACACGAGCGGTCCCAACGGCGAGCGCTGCGGGTACTGCGGTGAGATCCATTTCTCAAAAGAGACTCGCCGCTGGGTGAATGTTCCATTTCGGCACGGGACGCCCGGAACGACTGGACGGATCGGGGCTCCGATGCCAAGGGAGATCCATAAGGCGGCCAAGAAACTCAATCCATACACTGGCGGTGGCGTGTTTGGGCCTGGTGCGAAGCCTCGCGGAGAGAGGCTGAAGCCGCCTGGCATTGGGGCAGGCAGGGACACAGCCGAGTGGGGCCAGCGCACGCAGTTCAGGATCCCGCCCGGTGTCAGCACGGCGATGCACGGCACGACTGCTCCGAATCCGCGGAGCAAACAGGGCTACGCGACCTATACCTGGAAGACGGGGCTCTACAACGAGATGGTTCGCGTGGTGAGACCGAAGGGTAAGGGCGTTCACACTCAGTACATGACCTGGCGCCGCGTGTCAGATAAGAGCCCGGCTGAGTCTTGGTGGTACCCGGCAAGGGCTGCTCGGCCGGTTCGTGCGCTCATCGTCGACCGGAACCGGGAGAAACTCAAGGAGCGTGTGCGGTACGGAGTCGCCATCGACATGGGGTTGGCTCCGGAGACGCGGGGGTTCCCGTGGGCCTGAGCATCAATACCGACCTCGAATCGATCGTCCTCGTCGCGACACTCCCGAGGGAGATCGCCGTCCAATTCCCCGAGAAGGACGAGGACGAGACAACGCCGCACATCACGGTCTGGTATCAGGGCGCTCTCCCTGGCAATCGCTTCGACGAGTTCGAGGAGGCGTGCAGGATCGCCGTCGCCGAGCACGGCGCATTCGATGCCGAACTGACTGGCGAGATGTCCTATTTCGAGCACGCTGACCAACGAGTCGCGTTCGCGGAGGTGAGACCGGAGGATGCGTTTCAGCAGCTCTTCCTCAGCATCCAGCGCGAGACGATGATCCGAGGCATCGTCTCGGAGTCCGAGTACTACCAGGACGCCTGGAGCTATCGGCCTCACTCGGCGGTCGCCTACCTCCGGCCTGGCGAGATTTACTACCAAGCCTGCCCAGTGGGTTCGTTCCGGGTGACGCAGCTCGAGATGTGGGGCATCGGCGTCCCGCTCCTCCTTGACCTCTCGCCGCGCGAGGAATTGGTCCAGAAAGGCTGGAACCGCGCCTACTCACGGATGAACAAGAAGACCGGCGAGCGCACGTTCGTGGGCTCCCACTGGGACAAACGGACGAAGCAGCCAGAGCCTCCACCAAAGCGCCGCAAGCAGGCGGCGACGAAGCAGTCCGAGCCGCAGATGGCGCGAAAGCATGAGGACTTGAAGGACCGCATTGCTCAGTACTCGAAGGTGCTGCATACCGTGAAGAATCCCGAGCACGGAATCGACCTCGGGAAGTACTCCACACGAAGCGTCAAGCGGATCCTGCGTCAACAACTCGGCGCGGCTGTCATCAAGCTGCATCAGCACCGAATCGACCGAGCCGACGCGCTGACCATGGAAGAAGGGCAGGCCAGAGGCGAGGCGAAGACGACCGCTGGAGCCAAGAAGATCGTTGAGCAGATCCGCACGTCGGGCGGGAAGCTCCACGGGATGGAGTTCTCCAACGGCACGATGCACGCGAAGATCGTGAAGGAAGACGGCACCTACAAGACTCAGATCTTCGACGAGAACGGCGTCGCTGCCGAGCATGAATTCGCCAAGCCGTCCGAGGCGATCATGGCTCTCGCCAAGCGCGGCTACAGCAAGGCCGCTGGCGGCACGATGGACAAGCTCAAGGACACCGTCAAGTGGCTGTACGGCAACCGAGCGGCCGAGTCCATCAAACACGCGGAGCAACTTCGGGCCGGCGGGAACGAGTTCGGCGCCTCCGAAATCGAGCGTCAGTTCCTGGAGACGAACGGGACGAACGAAGACGAGATGGTCCAAAAGGACGAACTGCAGCAGCGTGTGTCGAAGCTGTTCGAGATGGGGCTGGAGGACTGGGACAAGGCCTTGAAGCAAGATCCAGCGGAGGCCTCTGAGGTCGCGCAAACACTGAAGAAACAGGATCCTGGGCGATTTGGTGAGCACGAGAAGCGCGTTGAGAAGATGGCGGTGAGCGAACTGCTTTCGCCAGAAGAGGTGCAGGACTCGATCCTGATGCGCTTCACGCTCGACGCGACACGGCGCGATCTGATGGATGCGGAGAACAAGTTCAAGCAACTCGTGAACGGGCAGCAGGTCGCCAGGCTCAAGCGCACTGATGTGAACAAACTGGCGAAGCAGTACATCAACCAGATCAACGAGGAATTCCGGAACAGGGGGATGGGCGACGTCGGGTCGGTGGATTCAGATCCATTCGTCACCTGGGCCAAGGGGATGGTCGAGGACCCGGCTACCCGGCCAATCGTCAAACGAGTCATGGGCCAGGACTATGTGGATCTCTTGAAGCTCTCGTCCAGAGAACAGCAAAGCGCCGAGCGCCGAGCTGTTCAGGAGAGAGTTGGCGGCGATCCATGGACTCCTGAGTTCATCGAGAACTGCATCAAGGTGCAGGCCATTGCGGCGCTGAGAGATAAAAGCACGACTCCGGTGACCTCAGACATTACGCTACCGGTGGCGGTGATTGACCACAACGGGAAGGACGTCGACCTGCCGATGTTCAATGACCCCCGGATCGAGCATCACTTCGGAGATGCCGAGTGGTCGAAGGCGGCGGTGGAGAGCATCCAGCACAGTGCCACTGAGCAACAGAAGTACTTGGACAACTGGCGAGACGGGTTTGACGACCTCGTTGATGTCAGCCGCAAGATCATGGCGCTCCGATACCAACTCAAAGACCCCGACTTCCACGAGTCTGATGATGGTCGTACGGCCAGTGAATTGCTGGATCACCTGAGCCGGAAGAGAGAAGAGATCTGGGGCGTCAAGACGCCAGAAACGAAGGCTGGCGACTTCGGGGATGTGGGCAGGCCGCAGGAAGAAATGGTTCCGTTCTGAGGGACAGTTAGATGTCAGTCTGGCTTTTGGTGAAGTCCTGGATCCGGGCGCATACCCGAAGGGGGCCGAAGGGTCTCATCCAGGTCAAGGCATACTACGACAAGCGCTCCAAGAAGCAGGAGCCGATCTCTGTTCGGCGGAAGGCACGGGTCGGCACTGGCGGTGATGCAGCCCGGGAGAAGCATCAGGAGTTGGTGAAGTACGCCCGCGAAATCGCTGATTCAATTCGAGCCATCGAAGGCGGGGACCAAGGATTCATCAAGACGCACCTGAAGGGAGTTGACCCGACTGAGGCTGTCGCGAACTTGAAGCATCAACTCAAGCACAAGATCTCCGAGATCAACCAGCACGGAGTCGACTATCGTGGCAAGCTTACACCTGAAGAGAAGGCGTCTGGTCTGCACAAAAAAAGCGGGCACTTACAGGACTTGCCGAGCGGTAAGGCTCTGCATGCGTCGTTTTCCGAGCGTGGCAACCACAATGACTTCAAACCAGAGGACCACGCCAATGCTGTGCTTGTCCATCAAGGTCTGGCCAAGCAGGCGCTGAAGCTCAAGCGCGATGCTGACGCCGTGCACCACACCGACCAAGCCAAGCAACATACGGACGCAGTGCAGCACCACGGAATGCAGCAGACGCTGCACGGGATGAGCGCGTTCGAGCAAAAGGTCGAGGCGCGTCGCAAGAAGGACCGGGAGAGGAAGCAGGTCGCTCGGGCGAAGGCAATAGAAGCGCGAGAGGCGAAGAAGGTGGCGGAGGCACCGCCTCCTCCGCCGCCTCCTGCGGCGAAAACCAAGAAACCTAAATTCGAGGCGTCTGGCGACAAGGATATCTCTGAATCTAGCGACAAAGACATACAAGACAAGATTAACGAACTGGGCAAGAAGTTCAAAAGCAGCAGAAGCAAGACAACCAAGCAAGACATAGAAATTGAGCTTGATAGGTGGGGAACCGAGCTGCATAAAAGAAGGATGGACCAGTTCGAACAGGGAGCCAGGGAGGATAGAAAGAAGAACATAGACGCTGGGTTTGTTGGGACAAACTACGAAAAGCATAAAAACAAGATACACACAGACGACTTCTATTCAACAAGCTTTAAAAGCCAGGATGTGCATGCATCGCTTAG